ATCTTATTACAAGAAAAAGATTTCGACATAATTCTACATTCTATGACCTGTGGTATTGACTGGTGTAGTCTTATTAATATCAGGTGTATTCTTTATTACAAAATTAACAATTGCTTCAACATCTTCTAATTTCACAAGTCTCACCGCTTGTCTGTATGTTAATGGTTCATCACAATTTGATGCTATTATTGAATACAAAATTTGATTTGTTGCATACATTGCTTTAGTATATCCTCTTTCGTCTCTTTCGCCTCTTGCATCCTTTATTAATTGCTCTATTCCACCTTCATAATCTTCAATATATTCTAAAAAAAGTGGTGTTACTTCTAAAATCATTTTTTGTCCGTTTTTTAATTCTATTTCCATAGTTTAACTCCTTCTATTAAATAAAATTTAATAGGCTCTAAAGTTACCTCTAGAGCCTTATTTTTTTAAGCACTTGGTGTTAATGCTGCAACCAAATCTTCTTTTGTTAAGATTGGAGCTGCAAAAAACTTCTCTTCAGTTAATCCCTCTGGGAAGTTAGATGTTTCACTATCTACATATGCTTTCTTTTGATTTGCATCATCAAATGCAAATGCTCTTATAGTTATGGTATCATTTTGTTCTGAGAATGTATCTTCAGATGTTGCTATGTCATCAGTATTTTCTATTAACTGACATTTAGGATACCAAGCATATTGTACTCCTCCACCAACTTTCTTTACAACTTTTCCAAATGCAAAGAATGGTCTTCTTGAAGGTGCGCCTGATAACATTAAGCCTCCTGTATCCGAAGTATCATCTCCTCTCATTCTTGCTAGGTCTGCTGGGTCAAATGCAACTACTTCTACAGCCATATCTACACTAGAAGTCTGATTTACTGATTCATAGTCAGACCCACTTGCTCTTACTGTTGTTGCTTCTGAATTTTCTGTAGTTCCTATGTTTTTAACTACATCACTTTTAATGGGGCTTTCATAAGTTTTAGGGTTAAATTCTCCTGTTTCTGTTGGAGTATTGAAAGCATAATATAATCCTCCAACACTTTCTTTAATCATTGGCTTTTTGTTTGTTATTGCCATTTAATTTTCCTCCTTTTAAAATAGCTTGCTAAGCATTTATTCCTATCTCAGTAAGCATTGTTTTATAATATTTTTCTTTATTTTTATCCCATAAAGGATATAAATGCGGATTAGCATCCATATTTTTTGTTCCACTTTCAACCATTGGACCATAATATTTCCCCCAACCTGCTTCTATTTCTTTTGATTTTTTTCTATACGAAAAGCTATTTATAAGATGAGTATATCCTGCTTTTCTTATTTTCGAAATTGGTTTTGGAAGTTTTAATGCATCATTTATGAATTGTTTTGCTCCTGCTTCAAGACCTTTCATAACATTATCTACACCTTCTGAATATTGCTGTAGTATTTCTGCTAAGTCCTGAAATCCTTCATAACTATAATTACTCATCTGTTTCTCCTATATTTTCTAACACTTCTATTGGAAAGAATGAATGTACTCTTCTTTTCTCTGGATTGTACTCATGTTGAATTATTGGAAATATGCCTTTTGAATTTAGTTTCTTTTTTAATTCTAATAGTTTAGAATCTCTTGGTTTACTTGCTACAAAGGAAACTTGATATGTAACTTTTGTATTATAATTAGAATTACTTGCAGTAATATCTTCCCAAACATAATCCCAAAAATATAATCTTCTTTCTTCTTCCATAGCATCATCTGGTGGTGTACATTCGCTTATAGGAATTTCCAATTCTATTAATAATTCTACAAGTTCAGTTTTTGTCATAATTCTTCCTCCAATTTCACTCTTGGATATTCTTCTAAAGTTAAGTCAGTCTGTTTAAAACCATCTTTATTAGTAAAATGATAAGCATTAAATACTTTATGATATTTATTATTAATTTTTACTACATGTAAAGATGTTATTTCTTTATTTTGAGGTACTCTTAATTTAAAGGTTATTTTCTTTTCTCTTTCTTCTGCTTCAAATCTTAATCTATCAGAGATTGATATTTCTTCAAACCAAATTTCTTTATCTGTCTTTTTTATATATTCAACTGGATAAACATCTTTAGTTTGATGTATTTCAAAAAGCTCAAATTTTCCATCGTTATACGTCGGAAGGTTTGTAATATTTTGCTTGTAAGTAAGCATATTCCCCCGCATATAATTGTTTGAATTCGGCTAATCTACCATATCTTGCATATAATACAAAATTCTTTAATAAACTTTTTGCTTTTAAATCAATCTCATAATTAATTTTTTCTCCACAACACTCATTAATATCATATTGTGCATCTTTTATATAACCTTTTATAACATCTTCCTCTTCTATTGAAGGGATATGTTGTTCACCTCTAATTTCTTTTAATAGTTTAAGTATTTGTTCTTTTGTCATAGGTGCCTCCTCTATTCTTCATTAACTTTTTTTATTAAGACTTCTCCGATTTTATTTTTTTTACTTGATAATTCCTTTATTCTGTCTTTTGTAGGCTCTAAACCTACACGTGGATAAACATCACCTTTTTGATATACATGATTATTATCCTTTAAATCTTTAAATCTACTATATATAACTATATATTTTTCCATTAGAAATTCCTCCTATTATTTCAAGGAGCTTATTGCTAAGCTCCTGCAACTGTTTCTACAACTCTAACTGATGGAATATATTCTTCTAATTTAGTTACATCAAATATAAAAGCAATATTATCATCTACTGCTCTACCATTTGAGTAACCTTTTCCAATTACTACATCCGCATCATCTAAAGCTTTTGTTTGGTCATATTCTTTAATGCCAAAGTTAGATAATCCCATTGTATATTTTTTAGGAATTACAAGTGCGGCTTTACCTTGTGGATTATTTGCTGAAGGTTTTACTGTTAAATTCTTATAAGAACTAACTAATTTTCCTACATCATCATATAAAGCTGGTGTTACATAATCAGCTTCATCATTTGGATGGCAATATAAAACTAATTTATCAAATGTTCTTATTCCTTCTTTAGATAAATATTTTTTTGCTGATGATAATCCTTTTGGAGTAAATCTTGTTAAATCACTATTAACGTCTTTATCTTTGTGGGTTCCATCTTCGTTTGTTGCTGCTATTTGTTTGTAAATTCCTATTGGTTGATTTTTTCCTGTTCCTTGTAGATAACCAAATTCTAGTCCATCATTTAAGTTTTCTTTTAATATTGCAGTAAAATATCTATCTACAAATGGTAATGCTAAATCCCTTATAGCTTTTGGTATTACTAAATATACTGACAATTTATTTACTTCAATATTCAAGCTTTCAAATGATGCACTTAATTCACCAGTTATTGCATCTGTTAGAGCTCCCCATGCATAAGTTCCAGTTTTATCTGCTGAAATCCATCTTTTTACATTTGCAGGAGTAAAGTTAACATCATTTAATATTCCACTTTCTTTTTTAATGTTTTCCAATGTAACATCAATAATTGTATTTGGTAAAATGTCAATTTGTTCTGCTGTAATAGCTTGTTTTACATCTTTTAAAGCTTCATAGAATTTTGTTTCTTCTTTTGATAAAGTTCTTAAACCTAAAGATTTTGCATAAGCCGCATCACTTTCTGCTTTTACAGATTGTTCTTGAATTTCTGCAATTAGGTCTTCATATTGTACTGAAGCAATTTTTTCTACTGCTTCTACAATAGCTTGTGATTTATCTTCTGATTCTTGAAGAATTTTTAAAGCCTCTTCTTGAGCTTGTTTCATTTTTGTTTCATTAATTTTCATAATTTTTTACCTTCCTTTTTAATTAATTTTTGTATTAAAAAAAGACTCCCATGAGTCTTTCTTAATCTGATTTTGTTCTGGTATTTTATCCAGTTTTTTGTTAATCAAATTTTCTGCTTTCTCCTTTGATAACTCTTCGATTTTGCTTTGCATATCTTTGTTTTTCATAACTAAATTAAACACATAATCAGCTTCTAAAGATTGCATTTTATTATCTTTTCTTATTTGAGTAGTTGAAAAACCTAACTCATATGCTTCTCGAGAAGTTATCCATTCTTCTCTATCCATCATTTCTTTTACTTTTTCTTCTGGTAATCCTGTTTTGCTTATATAAATATTCAATGATGGTTGAGTTATTTTTTCTAAATCTTCTGCAACTTTTTTCATTGTATTCGAATCTCCTCTTGCTTCAGTCCAAGCATTATGTATCATAAGTAGTCCATTTTCTGGAACTACTCTTTCTGCTCCTGCCATAAAAATGACCGATGCTGCACTACAAGCAAATCCGTCTACAATCGTTTTTACCTGCCCTTTAAATTCAGACAACAAACTATATATAGCCAATCCTTCTGAAACAGATCCGCCATATGAATTGATTCTTACTGTTAGGTTTGGAGTGTCTACTAAAGCCAAAGCATCTTTTAATGTAAATGCCTCTGTCACATCCTCACCTGTTCCCAACCACTTATCAATCAAATCTTTTTTTCTTATGTCTCCATAAATATATAATTCTGTTTCAGATTCATTAACTTTATTAAAATTTAAAAATTTATCCATCTTCATTTGCACCTCCTTTCACATTTGCATAATTTTTAGTTATATAGTGTTCATTAGCCCAATCTTCATTGATTGTTGGCAATCCCAAAAACTCTGATAACTGATTAAAGCTAAATCCATTTGAAATTAGCTTATCCCAACCGCTAGCTTTATCTATTAAATCTCTATGATTTATATTTAATCTATTAAATGCAATATATTCTTCATTTAATATCCCTTCTTTGCCAACCAATGAGATATTAAACCCATCTTCTAAAAGCTCAAAATATGGGTCTACAGCGAAGGTAATAAAGTCATTATTTCCTGTTGATTTTTCAGTTTTATTTCCCCAAAAAACATCTAATGGTATGTTCCATTTTTGAGCAACACTGTTTCCAATTTTGTTCATTATGTTTTCTAAATCATTTACATTTTTATTGTTATCTTTATTTAAATTAACTAAATCAAACATTTCCGCCAATAATACAATAGCATCTTCTTCACTAAATAATCCATCAGTTATTTTCTTTTTATATTCATCATAACTTACTGCTTTTTTAGTTTCTGAATCTTGTATCGTTGGTTGATTTCCAGGATTTTTCAACCTCCATTTGCTCACATTTGATTGTATAAAATTTCTTTGAGCTGCTTTTAGTATTTTTGAAGTATTTTCTTTAAATCTTTCACTTGCTACATTTAATTCAGAATTTTTTAAAGAATAATATATTGAATTATCTAAGTTATAAGTTTTTTTCAGATTTAAAGAATTCCCTTCATCGTCTGTAATAACAACATTATTAAATGTTTTCCCTCTTAATATTTCTTTATCCGCATTATAACTATCTGCAACATATAAAAGATTTGCTCTGGGAGTTCTATTTATAATTACCAAAGCTGTTTTATCGACTAATAATTTTGTTACTAATTTATATAAAAATCTAGTACCATTTTCATTATAATTTGGTTGATAATTTAAAGTCCAATATAACTCTCCTTTATTTTTCTTGATTTTATTTTCTTTTATTTCAAATGTTTGAATTTCACACTTTGATATGGTTTTTGCTATTAAATCTATAGAATGAGCTTC